TCAATACATAAATAACTTGTATATTTGAGTACTAGATTATTTTTTCCCATAAAGTATTTTTTAGTTTTGTTTTAATTATCATTTGCATTAAGAAGGAGGGTCTAAAAGCTCTCCTTTTTAAATTTTAACATTTCTTTAACACTTTTATATGTTTTTATTATTTACTTTTACTTCATCAATTAATAATTAAAACAAATATTATGATAACATTACAAAACGAATTTTACTACGAGTCAGAAAATTTTACTCTAGTAGCACAAGGTCAATTAACTGGAACTTATAAAGTTATAGAGCAAGACTCATTTGGTTACACCATAGTAGAAGATGAAGATGGACAATACATAATAGAAAAACAATAATAATTATGCAAGTAAACAATTCAGTATGGGATGCATTAAAATCTACAATAGAAATGCATACAAATCAAGACCACAACATTACAGATGTGTTGATTAACTATCAAGTTAAAGAGAACAATGGAATTAAAAATATTATTAAATTAAATGTAACAATAGATTAAAATGGAAAAATTAAGAAAGATTCAATGCGAATTAAAAGCACCAAAAAACCAAAGAAACAATTTTGGAAAGTACAATTATAGAAGTTGTGAAGATATTCTAGAAGCAGTTAAACCTCTACTTGATAAACACAAATGTACATTAACAATCTCTGATGAAGTAAGAGAAGTATGTGGTGTATTGTTTGTTGAAGCAATAGTATTTATATCTGATGGTAAAGATTCAGTACATACTAAAGCACAAGCTGGTATTGACCCAAACAGAAAAGGAATGGACATAGCACAAAGTTTTGGTAGTAGTTCATCTTATGCAAGAAAGTATGCTTTAAATGGTTTATTTTTGATTGATGATACAAAAGATGCAGATTCCACAAACACACACGGAAAAGGTGCTAAATCAGCTGAAAAGAGCTGGTTAAACAAAGGTACTGCTGAATTTAAGAAAGTACAGACATACTTAAAAGGTGGAGGTAACATTTCTAAAGTTGAAGAAAAATACAGAGTATCAAAAGAAGTAAAAGAACTTTTAACTAAATAAATATGAATGACTTTGAATTAAGAAAAACCAAGAAAGACCATTACAGATTCTTCATCAATGGAGTAGATGTAACTGGCGAACAAGAAAGAAGCACTTTTAGACATATTATAGAAGTGATAGACAATAAAATAACAACTGGATTATAAATTAAAAAAAGTAAAATTATGAGTGCAAACAAAAGCTATTTATTAGGAGACGTAGAATTAAGATTAGATGAAATTAAAAATCTTAAACAATATTTTGAAAACGTTTTAACTTACAACGCAAAAAGAGAATTAGTTGCAAAGAAAGGAGAAGATGGAAAAGAGTTAAAGAAACTAAAATTAAGTTTTTCTATTTTTGAAGAAGGTAACTATGGTAAAAATGTATCTTTTACAATTCCACAAACAAAGGAACAAAGAGATAATGGAGAAAAGAAAAGGTATGTTGCCAATGGTAAAATTTACTATGCATCAGACAATTTACAATCTTTTGTTCAAAAGTCAGAAGCAAAGGCAGAGAAAGCAACACCAGTTGCAACAGATGATTTGCCATTTTAAATTATAAGGGAGGTGTAAAAACCTCCTTTTTTTATATAGCATAATGAAAGATGAATTTTACGTTTTAAAAATTGATAGTTATCAAACTTATGATTGGTTAATTAATAAGCATTATGCAAAGAGAATACCAAGCATATCATTTGCTTTTGGTTTATATGATAAAAACAATATATTACAAGGTGTTTGCACCATAGGAAAACCAGCCTCTCCTAGTTTATGTGTTGGAGTTTGTGGTAAAGAAAATAGTAAATATGTTTATGAATTAAATAGATTATGTGTAAATGATGGATTACCTAAAAATACACTATCTTTTTTTGTTAGTAAAGTTTTAAAAAAACTACCATCATTAATTATAGTTTCTTATGCTGATAAAGGTCAAAATCATAATGGTTATATTTATCAAGCAACAAACTGGATTTATACTGGTGCAAGTAAAGAGAGAACCGACATAGGTAGTGAAGATGGAACACATAGTAGGCATTACGATAAAAATATTGATTATAAAAAAAACAGAAAATTTAGAAGCAGTAAACATCGTTATGTAAACTTTACTGGTAGTAAAAAACAAAGAAAAAATTTTTTTAAAAGTTTAAAATATAAAATTTATAATTATCCAAAAGGCAAAAATAAAAGATATGATGCAACATACACACCTAATACACAAGGAAGGTTTTTTTAATTTTTTAAAAAGTTTATTATGTGGAACTATAAAGGACAAAGAATAAAAACAAGAGAAGATTTACCAGCAGAAGCAGTTGGGTTTGTTTACAGAATACTTAACAGACGAACAGAACAAGTTTACATTGGTAAAAAAATATTGCTTAACAAACGTACAAGACCACCTCTAAAGGGATATAAAAGAAAGAGAGTTGACTACGTTGAAAGTAATTGGATGAAATATACTGGAAGTAATAAAGAAAGTAAAAAATGGGAAATAGAAAATTGTTATAGGGAAATTATATATATTTGTTATAACAAGACAATGATGAGTTATTATGAAACAAAACTACAATTTACCGAAAACGTTTTAGAAAATGATAAATTCTTAAATGATAATATACTTGGTAAATATTATAAAACAAAAATACAAAAATATATAGATGACGAAAAAAACAAAAATACAAGATGATGAAACAAAGAGAATGTTTATGCAACTTATGGAGGATGATGCCTATGTTGATATTAGTGAAGATGTTAAATACCCACCAGTTGCAATAAGTTGTGGCACTTATAATGATATAAATCATAATGGAGATGTTGTAGAATATCATATACCAATTGGTACTTATGGTAATTTTTCTTTTATACAAGCTCCACCAAAATCAATGAAATCTTTTTTTTCTAGTTTACTTGTATCAGCATATCAAAGTGATACAAATAAATATAGTGGTTTAATAAAAGGTCATAGAAAAGGCAGAAAGATAATTCATTTTGATACAGAGCAAGGAAAGTTTCATTGTCAAAAAGTATTCAGAAGACCAATATTAATGAATGATATGCCAGATGATGATAACTACTATACTTATGCTTTAAGAACAATGAGTTATAAAGATAGAGTTGATTTTATTGATTACATCTTAAATGACAAACTTGGAGGTAAAGATATTGGTTTAGTTATCATTGATGGTATTGCAGATTTAGTTGCTGATGTAAATAATTTAGAACAATGTAATGAAGCTATACAAAAATTAATGAGTTGGACAGATGAGTTGCAATGTCATATTGTTACAATTATACATAGTAATTATGGCTCTGATAAACCAACTGGTCATCTTGGTAGTTTTTTAGAGAAGAAAGCAGAAACACAAATTAAGTTAGAAAAGAATGGAGTTAATAAAGGATGGATATCTGTTGAATGTAAAAGAAGTAGAAATAGAGGATTTGAAACTTTTAGCTTTACAATAAATGAAAATGGTTTACCAGAATTTGTAGACAACGATTATGATTTATAAAAAATAAACATTATATTGCGTTTATAGTAAATATAAAATAAATATATGAGTTTTTTAAAAGGTAATTTAGGAGAAAGTTTATGGTTAAACGAATTGTCAAACACACATACGCACATAGAAAAAGCACCAAACAAAAGATTTTATGATTGGGATATAAAAGCAAATTATAAAGGCAGAGAGGTTACCTATGAGGTTAAGTATGATGCAAAAGGTTACTACTATGCTGATAGATATAATAGACCAGTAAATATCTATATTGAATTTCAGAATACAAAAAAAGATGAGGATAGTGGTATTATAGCATCAAAAGCAACTTACTATGTTTACATTTTAAAAAGTCTTGACAGTGTTGAAACTGCTTATGTTTTTAACAGATTGAAACTTTTAAGCTACTTAAAGAGTGCAGATGTAAAAGTAAAAGGAAATAGCTTTGGTGGAGATAATAATGCAAAAGGTTGGATTCCTCCTCTTAGCACATTAGAACACTTAATATTAAAAAAAATAAAACTAAAATAAATGGAAACAATTAAACTATTAAACAACGAAGTATTTAACAAGCAAGACATTTTAAGTAAGATGATGGATGATGAATTTTACTATGGGTATCTTGGTGTAAATGCATTATCAAGTTCAGCATCAAAGAAACTTTTAGATTCTCCTTATGCTTATTATCGTTCACTAACAGAAAAACAAACAAATGTACAAGCATTAAGAGATGGNCAANTNATACACCTTATGGTACTTGAGCCAGAAAAAGTAGACTANTTAACATTNACAGANGGCACAAANGCATCAAAGCAATATAAACTTGCAGTACAAGAAGTTGGCTCACACAATGTATTTACAAACTCTGAATATCATAAAGCAAAAAAGATATCTGAAAGAGTAAGAAGTGTAACCGATGTAAAGAACATACTGGAGGGTGCAAGATTTGAAATACCAGCAATTGATACCTATAACGATTTAGCATTTAGAGGTAAAGCAGATATATTAAAAGATGGTGTTGTAATAGATTTAAAAACAACTGCTGATATAAAAGGTTTTGAAAGGTCTGCTAATTATTTTTCTTATGACTTACAAGCTGCATTGTATTTAGAATTGTTTGGAGCATTTGACTTTGAATTTGTTGTAGTTGATAAAAGTACACTTGACGTTGGTATCTTTAAATGTTCAGAAAACTTTATTGATAGTGGTAAAAGAAAACTAGACATTGCAACAGAAAGATACTATGACTACCTACAAACAGAAAACATAGAAGATTATGTTACAAGGGGAACTCTGTAAAAATCAAGAGAAGGTAGCTTACAAAAGTTGTGTTGATAGCTACTTTACAAATGAAGATAGGCAAGACATTATGGAATACTGGCTACAACTATTTGAACAGAAAAGATTTTGTGAAGCAAAGGGAGTAGAAAAGGCACTTGAATTAATTGACATATACGAGGACTTAAATGCCAAAGATTAAAAAGAAGATACACTTAAAAAATTGTAACTATCAGCATCAGCAATACTGTTTTAAAAAAGGGTTTATTATTTATCCAGTTGTATCTGGTAAGATGTTTAAAGTGTATTGTAATAGAATAAAAGGCAATTACTATATGAAAGGAAAAGAATTTAATAAACAAGAATCATTTCAATCTATTTGGGATTTATACACTAAAATATACAACTATGAATTTAATAAGGTACGAGTTTAAAGCTGGGTTTTTTAAAGGCTTTTTGTTTGGGGTTAGACATTACCCTTTTGATGATGAAGAAATATATGAAGAAGATATAGTTTTATACGTTGGTATCTTTCAAATAATTTTAACTTTAATATACGAGAAATGAGAAGCACACAAGTACACTATGACAATGGCAAAGATTACGATGTAATA